TAAACAAATAGTCATGATAATACATAACAAAAAAGAGCTTGACACGGCGGTTTGATTATTATATATTTCACGCTGAGAGTATATACATAACGGCTTTGCTTATTGAGCCTATCAATAAGGTGGTGGAGGAAAAAAACCTCGAATAGCCAGCTATCAACTGGCAAATCATAAGCCTCTTAGAGAAATCTAAGGGGCTTTTTTATTTATAGGCGATGAATAGGGTCATACCCGAAAACCTGTCAACTCAACAGGCTGTCATTGCCTTTTTTATTGAGGTCATAGGAGTATGACAATGTTTAAACATGTAAGATATGTCCCCGAACGTGATGTAGGCGAATTAAGTGATGATATTAAGATTGAATCAGAAACTATACAAGATGATGAAATAAAAGGTTATATAAAGTTTTTAAAAGCAATAAATGAAATAGATGAAGGCTTTATATATGTGGCAAGGTCCACAAATAATCTTAATATTTATAAGATAGGCAAATCGGCTGCACCATTTAAAAGAGTAAATCAAATAAGAATATATGGGCATAAATTTAAAATAGTATTGACCCGGGCATGTACGAACAAGGCAAAGATAGAAAAGCTACTTCATAAAGAATTAAAACAATACTCTTTAGGATATGAATTGTTCAAGATAGAAGATCCTGCAATAATAGACAATGCACTAAACAAGGTTAAAGAACAACTTAAATCCGGGCATTTACAATGCACAAACAATATAAATCCACAAACTACAGCAACCTAGTGAGCGATCTAACAGAACACAGAGACAGATTAAGCTGTGATACTCATATATCACCGGCCCGATGTGACATGCAAAGTATTGATATACTCGATGGCCATGAAGGTTTAAGACGATATAACCGGCGTATAATCAAAACTCAGGAGCTGCAATCAAAGCCGTGGGAATATGATATAGATGCAAACCAGCAAGACTACAACCGGGCAAGCCAATTCAGCCCATACGATAAGCTAAACACTAACCAGGATAAGAGATAAGTATAATGCCAAGACGTAAGGTCAAGGATATATTGCCAGCTACTCAAGATCAGATAGACAATATAGTTGGACAATTTGACGAGCCTATCCCGATTGCAAAGATCATAGAACTTAGAAATAAGAACTTAACATATGAACAAATAGGACAATTATTAGGATGTACTAAACAGAACATAGCATATAGATTACAAATGTTTAAACCGGCAATAGATAACTTGCCAAGTATTAAAGAGTTAAGGGCTGATAATTTAGCTGTGGTATCAAGCACAATATTAAACTCATTGACCCCGGAGGACATCAAAAAGAGCACAGGTTATCAAAAAGTCGGGATGTTCTCACTTTTATACGACAAAGAGCGACTAGAACGCGGTCAAAGCACTGAAAACATTAGCCATTTAGACATAAGCAAGAATCTGTCTGATCTACTGGCAGAGCTGAAGAGCCGGGGAATAGACAGTGACACAAGTGTAATAAATGAGGCTGATGTTACACAAGTGTCACATGATGATTAGAGTAAAGATCCATCCCATATTGGGGTGACATCAAAGCCGCGATGATGCCGGATATGGTCTCCCTGGTTGGCAAAGACTCTGAGGTTATCTATCCGATTATTATATTGATTCCGGTCTTGATGATGTACAATATGCCCTTGCTGGAGGGCAAAGTATTGAGATACAATATCTCTTGCTACAACTGATCCATACCTGGACTCAATGTAAGGCTGTCCGTTGCCAGCTTGCAAGTAGGCATAATAACAAGACTTAGGGATAAATAAAATAAATAAAGGGTATAATGAGTAGGCGAGGGCCGGTGGCCCCCTCCCTCCCCGGCTGGTGTTGTGGCTGTCATATCCCTCCATCCATACGAAAAAAACAAAAAGGGTAACTTAAAGCCCTTTCTTCGGTCAAAAAAGTTCCCGGCGTGGAACTAACTTTAAGAATATTCATTTATTATCGTTTAGTTAAATATTGTTCACATATAAGTTACAAGGTCAATTTCTCATAGGGATTGGCTTTTTTTATTGACCAATTTCCAAGAGCGGTATTTTCGGATACCTAGAAAGGAGATTTACATGGATCAAAGAAAAGAGTTTTTTGGAGTATCGGATTGGTTTAGTGATCTGGCAAGTGAAATTCTTGAAGGTGGGGCATACAAGGCTACAAAATACATTTCCGATAAATTGACTGTTAAGGCCACACGGAAACTATTCAAATGCAATAACCGTAAGATTGATAATAGGTCAATGATTGCTGAGATAATTTTCACAGTTGGCAGGCCTAATTACGAAGAACGGGAATTTATTAGAAAGGCTAAAAAGGCTGGTGAGCCATTCTCGATTAAGAAGATACAATTAAAATATCCCAAATAATTTTGAGGCACATGAAATCTCTAAATGTAAAAGCACTATCTGACAAAGAACTAATTGCGGAGGTTCAAAGGCTTGCTGAGTTAGACAGGCGGTATCGGGAAGACAACCGGATAGAGTTTTTTGATAAGAAGCCAAATCCGGGGCCAAACCCCATACAGGAGGAATTATTAGAGGCATGGCTGGATCCTCAATATAAAGTTTTTGTAATGACAGGTGGCAATCGTCTAGGAAAGACAACGCTTGATATTTTAGTTTCATTGTCTGTCATGTTTGGAAAGTTTTTATGGAACGGGCAAAAACTTCATTTCATTCACAACCAGCCAAGGAAAGTACGGTATATCGGACAGGATTGGGAAAAGCATATTAGGGCGGTCGTTCTTCCTGAACTGGAAAAATGGTGGCCTAAAAATCGTCCCGTTAAAAAGAAGAAAAATAATCAAGGTGTGGATTCCCTTTGGATTGACGAAAAGACGGGAAGCTCATTAGAAATCATGTCCAACCTTCAAGATTCGGATCTGCATGAAGGATGGTCGGGGGATTTAACAGTATATGACGAGCCGCCCAAGAGGGCGATCAGGGTTGCCAATGCCAGGGGGTTGATAGATAGGCAGGGCAGGGAATTGTTCTGCATGACCCTCTTAAAAGAAGCATGGGTAGATAGAGAGGTTATAAAAGCAAGGAACCCTGATGGAACACCCGATATGTCGGTCTTTAGTGTTAAAGGGACCTCATATAATAATGTCGGATATGGAATTACAGAAGTAGGAATAAAGCAGTTTATAAAAACTTTAACCGATGATGAAATATCAGCCCGTATAGATGGGAATCCTTCTTACATGTCTGGGTTGGTGTATCCGACCTTCAACAGAAAGAAGCATCTCAGGAAGCGGTTTGAGATACCGTTAGACTGGATTGTTGACATTGCCATAGACGTACACCCTAGAGAGAACCAGGCGATTCTTTTTATTGCTACGAGCCCACGAAACGAAAGATATGTCTTCCATGAGATTTGGGATCATGGGGACGGCACTTGGGTAGGCGAACAAATAATTCGGGTTATTAAGAAAAACACACTACGAATAGGACATATAATTGTCGATCCTTTAAGCAAGGGTGATAAAAATAACCCGAATACCACCTTTGACAAGATTGATGCTGTGCTTTATAAACATGGATACGTCTTGGACACGGCTACAAAAGACAAGCAAAGCGGCATAATAGAGGTGAAAAACCATCTGGTAGGGCCAAACAAAGAGCCTTCATTGTTCTTTTTTGATGATTTAGTAAGGACAATTTATGAAATTGAAGGCTACATGTATGACGAAGAAAGCCAGAAACCGATGGATAAAGACGATCACATGATGGAAAACCTCTATAGAATCTGCATGTTAGACACAAGATGGTACGATGCGGGTTTAGAAGACGAAGAAGACGACAAACCCAAAAAGACTGTGAACAAATGGACGGGGTACTGATGGAAGAAATAACCGAAGAACCAGAGAAAGAAATACCTGTAGAGACTGATGCACTTGCCAATAAAGTAAGCAAAATTCCCAAAGAAAAGCAGAAAGAAATTTGTGACATGGTATGTGAAGACTATGATACAGACCTTTCCAGCCGATCAGAATGGGAAGATATGCGGGAAAAGTGGTATAAACTTTGGGCATGTATCAGGGATGAGAAAAGCGATCCATGGGCGGGATGTTCAAATGTGTGTGTGCCTATCCTTGCTACGGCTGCCAACCAGTTCCATTCTAGGGCGTATCAGTCTATTTTTGCTGCTCCTGGGGTTGTAAAGACTATTCCTGTATCAAGTAACGACATCGTAAGGGCAAGAAATGTAGAACAGTTCATGAACTGGCAAATCATGTATGAAATGGAGGAGTTTGAGGAAGTATTTGATAAACTACTTCAGATATTGCCGG